CAGCAGTTGATTTATCTTCAAAATCACCTCGGTTGTTATCAACTGGTTGGAGGTTGTAGTATAAAATATAAGAACTAGTAGGAGATAAACTAGTTGCATTTCCTGCAAATACAAATGTAACAGTAGATCCATTAGTATCAGTATATTGAGGAAGGATATTAGCTGCAGTAACAGTAGATCCTGATGTAAGTACAAATGCACGAACACCTTTAAAATCAGCATTTGCTGGAGCTGTTACGGTAACATATGAATAAGTAGTACCACCAGCAATTGAAGCTGATAAAGTTGCATCATAATCAACCATTGCCCAAGTAGCAGAACCTGAAGCAGATGAAGTCATTGAAGATGAAAATTGGTTGATTGAGTAAGCAAATCGACCAGCACCATATAAACCTTGAGACGGATCATTAGCAACACCTGGGTTAGTGTTACCATACATAGATGAGCTAGCAGCATAAGTATTACCACCAGGGCCAAAGTTTCCGATAGGAGCAACTTTACCATTAGTATCACCATATTGGAAATCTAAGAAGAATACTAGACCAGAAGGCAAATTCATTGGTTGTACAGAAACGAATTCTTTAGATGATAAAGAACCGAATACTTTACGTACCAATGGAAGAGCTACACCAGCCCATTGCTCACCTTGACTTGCGTTAAAGGTAGAACCACCTGAGTTTGTTGAAGATTGCTCAACAACAAGTTGTTTAGCTTGGTTTTCGAGGATCAAAGCCATGTTGTTTTTCTCAACTTCGCTATTCAATCCTTCTAATAATCCCGTTTTAGCCCATTTAGAGGCCATACGAGCAGCATCGCTCTGCATGTTTTTCCATCCAGAAGCCGAGCTTTCTAATAAAGAATTAATACTTGACATTTTGTTTGTTTTTGTTTTAAATTGTTAATTAAATTATTCCAGCCAATTTTTGCATACGTAAGAATGCATCGTTTGACTCAACGATTGGTTTTTTAACGTTTGGTGTAATTGTTGATTTTGAAGCACTACCTAAGTTTTCTTTAATTGTATTTTTAGCAACTTTAATTCCCTCGTTTAAAGTTTCAAATACTAATTTTACTTCACCTACTGTAGTAGCTTTGTCAAACGAACTTAACACTTTCACTTTTTGACTTTCGTTCAAATTTTTAGCTTTGAAGATTTTGTTAGTGTAAAGAAGTTTAGCATTTAACAAGTTAATTTCATTTAATTCAGCTTTAAGAGATTTAATTACAGAATAAGCTTCGTCAAGTTCTTTTTTCATTTTTTTCTTGTCTTCTTCTTTTTCTTTTTCTTCTTTCTCTTTTTTCTTTTTAGCTTCTTCTAATGAATCAACATCTTCCATTTCTTCGATTTCGCGTAGTAATTCAGCTAAATCTACTTCTTCATCTTTTACTTCCATTCCTTCTTCATCACCCATACCTTCATGACCAGCTTCAAGTTCACCTGATTTAATCATATCGGAGATAACATCTTCGATCATAGATTTAAGATCTTCATCTGTCATGTCTTCGAGGTCTAGTGGAGTACCTTCTTCATCACCTTCGTCAGAATCTTCATCAGATACATCTGTATCGTCATCTTTATCTCCTTCAGCTTCGTAAAGATTTTCTCCCATATCCTCTTCTTCTAATTCTAGCTCACGTAAAAGCTCTTCCAAATCAACTTCATCAACTTTTTCATCCTTTTTTATACCACTCATTCCTTTTGGAAGATCGGTAGGTTGAAGTTCTCTGTATTCATCAAGATCCGTTTCAGTAACGTCTTTAGCAGTTACACGTTTTCCGGTAACTGGGTCTAGATATTCTTCATCGTATCCTCCTTCTTCAAGATCTTCTTCATCTAAAGCTTTTGCATCCATTTTACCGAATCCAGCATTGTCTTTAGTGTCAAAGTCTCCAAATCCTTCTCTTTCATTTTCCTCTTCGTCGAGTTCCATTTCTTGAAGTTTTGCAGCGAACATTGATTTCAATTGAGGTGTGAAGGCTTCTTCTAGAGCAGCTTTTGCATTTGCGATAGCAGTTTCTTTAACAGCTTTAGCATCTGCGATTGCTTCTTTAAGCAAGTCTCTGTTTGTTGCCATTTTTCCTAAATTATTTGTTGGGAAAGTACGTTTATTAAGAAACGTAATAGAATTTTTCAATTAAGATACCACATAAG